GCATTATATTCATCTATCTGTGCCTGTGTTGGTCCTGGGCCAGAAGAAAATGTATTAAGATCACAACTAAAGTTTTGTCCCCATACTCGTGGATTTCCAGCATAGTCGCATCCTGCTCCAGTCATTCCACCAGGAATTGTCCATCCAAGATGATAGGATCCTGGGCCTCCACCGTTATACCACCAAATTTCTACATTAAAAATTTTATCTTCAGTAACATCATACAATGGAGACCATGGGCTCCACCTTACTCCTTGCTCTACCCATTGATTCGATACTAGATCTTCGTCAATAAACATTCTAAATCCATCATCTGTATATCCAGCAAACGATACTGTTGTGAACCATGATGGAACTGTTATCTGTCCAGTAAATTTAACTATAAAATTTTCAAATCTGTTACCGCAAACTGGAAGGCTCATATAATTTGAGTTCCAGTTGCCAGAACAAAGAACAGATCCTGGGTTAGCAACACCATTTTGTCTAACAAGATTATAGACGGTATATGCCAAACCTGTTCCTCCAGCAGCCTGCATATTAGACTGTGTGGTTTGAAGATTAATATTGGCTATTGCTAATGCTTCCTGAGCATTGTTTCTATTTGTTAATGCAGTTGAGACTACTGGGGATTGGTCATCTACCGCTTTTTGTGCTGTATTCAATAATGATATTTTATTATTAAGATTAGATAAGGCTGTTGCTTCTACACTTACTGCTTGGTCATAATCCTCTTCTGCTGAAGTTTTGTTATCCCTGGAAATTACGGCAGCGTCATATTTATCCTGTGCCACATCAATAAGTGAAACCAACTCAGCACTATCATTAAGGTCTGAGACCTTTTCATTGAGTGCTTCTATCCTCTGGGCACCTACTGTTATAGGATCGTCAGAATGAGCCTCTGTAGGGGCTATGATAAGCCATCCAAAGGCTAATAGTGTGGCTGTTGCTATGCGTAATAATTGTTTTATTTGCCTTCCCCCTCGCAGACAGGATGTCTGTTAGGATGATTATACCATTTTATTGCACAAAAAAGGGGCTACCATAATTGGCAACCCCTTTAATGTTGGACTAATTACTTAACAAGAGTAACTCGTGCCTTTGGATTCTTTGCATTCCATTGGCGAGCCAACTTGTTGAAAGCATCCTTGAGTGACTTGATTGCTGCTGCATTATCTGCAGTCAACTTAGCAATCTGTGCATCCTTAGCAAGAAGAGCAGCATCTGATGCTACCTTAGCAGCAGCAGCCTTGTCTGTCTCTACCTTAACTGCTGCAGCAAGTGCTGCATCTGCAGCAACCTTTGCATCAGCAAGAGCCTTGTCTGAAGCAGCCTTAGCAGCAACTGCATCCGCAGCAGCCTTTAGTACTGCAGCATCAGCAACTGCCTTAGCAGCAAGTGCTGCATCCTTTGCAGCCTTCTCAGCAGCAAGTTCTGATACTAGATCACGAACTGCAATCTCTGCGAAAGGTGTAAGTGTTGGAGCAGTCAAGCCTACTACTGGACCTGTAACTGCATCTGCTGAGTTAGTTGGAGCAAATGTAATAAGTGCTCGTGTTCCAGTTGTTGGAAGAGTAGCCTTAAAGGTTGCTGTTCCAAAATCTGAAAGTGTAACACCAGTTGTTACTGTTGCTGTATCCATAACTGCTGTTGAAGCAAATACGGTTGCAGTAATTGATGTACCAGTGGTTGGTGCAGAAACCTTGTTACCAAATACGTCTGTTGCTGTAACCAGAATATCCTGCTTTGTTCCTGCTGCACCTGCTGCTGGAGCAGATACTGTTAGGTTATTAATCTTTCCAGCACGGCCCTGTACATAGTATGTACGGGTTGTTCCACCGTTTGTTACTACAACTGTTCCAATTGCTGTTGTCTTTGTGTAGACATAAAATGTTGCTGTTTGTCCAGTGCCTGTTGCAATTGTCAAAGATGATGATCCTGACGATGCTGATACTGGTGCTGCTGGTGTTGCTAGAGCAGATACGATTGTTGCGTTAGTTGCTACTGCAGAAACTGTTGTTCCTGTTGCTACTGTTGCTACAAACTCCAATGCATTTGTTGCATCGATTGTATTGCTTGATGGGACTGGTAATACAGCAGGTGTAGAAATTACACCGTTAGTAGTATTTTCGGCTGAGCCTAACTTTACTACTACTGTCATTACTGTAGCATTTGCAGGTGCTACTGCGACCATGCCCAAAGTCATGGCTGCAACCACGGCTAGTGCGATTTTCTTGAATGAATTCATTCGTTATTTCTCCTTGTTTATAGTGTTTTTAGTCTGTCCAAATAGTCTTTTATCTCTTCTATTTGGCTAGGTTTATATTGTATCACATTACGACTTTCCAAGTCAAATTGCTCCTCTGGAGTTTTTGGTCTATCCTTAAAAGTATGAACCTCTACTTCAGTGTCTATATTTTTTGGGGTATGTGATATTGCCCCAAATATTGCTCCACACACAGCATCAGCCAAGTCCTTTGACTTTTTGCGGGGGTGGTCAACTCTATCATTTTTCATAATCTTTAACTGTGTTAGTTCATCAAACAACAAATCAATTGCAGGCATAGCAAGTCTTTCCTCGTATACAAGCATTGCCATATCCTCGTAGTGCTTCTTAGCAACAGAAACAGTATCAGTTTTCATTCCAACCTGCTTTAATTCATTCTGAATGTCAAATGATTGCCAACGGTCAAATGAAACCATGCCAATATCAAAACCTAATCTTCTAAGGTTTTGAATCCATTGCTTAACTTCTGATAGATTAACTGGACCTTCTACCTTTGGTTCCCACCATGCTACTGCATCTACTACAACTATTGGTGCTACCTGTTCGTAATTATTAATTACTTGTATGTTTACCCATTTTTCTACATGTGCAATTGCTACCGCACACTTGTCATGCTTTTGTGCAAGGTCAGCGTGAACATAGTATTTCTTTGTTGGGTCTGGTTTAAATGACTCATCAAACCTTTTAAATGTATCCACAGGATTTCTTAATGTCATGCAGGCTCTTACCTTGTCTGCCTGTTTAAAAAATGCATCAGAAGCAAAAGTTGGAACACATGCAAAGCGCATCATTGCATCACCAAGGTCAGTCATGAATGCAATCATAAAGTCATCAATCTTTCGTGTAGGGTTTACTTCCCATGTAGGTCTCTTTAATGCAAACACTCCAGGATATTTGTATGATGTTATCTGATCTTCATCCCACGAAATTTCAAATGTATTGTCTGGGCTATCTTCTGGAAGCAATGGATTAATAGTAAACTTGTGTGTTCTTTCTATTACTTCCTTTTCAGCAACAACATCATCATATCTTTCTGAAATAAAGTCACCTGGATATCTTGGGAACGAAAGCAAAACAACCTTTCCAAGGTCTGGGAATCGAGAGTCTACTGATCCACGGAAAGCCTTATAGATATTATCAGCAGTCTTTCCTTGTTCATTGCCTGTTCCGACCTCAGATGCAAAACCAGAAATCTCATCAAGAACTGCAAGAAGGAGGTTCAAACCCTCATGTGATTCACGCTCTGAGTGGCCAGAGTAAACAGTAATTGATTTATCAAACTCAATTGAGTCAGCCTTTGCATAATACTTACCAGCAAACCACGGTGACCTTTCGATCTTTGATTTAAAACCTTTAAAGAAAACATTCTTTGCTTGTTGTGCGTTAATAGCCACATTGATTAGGTCAATAGCATCTCCAGAGGGCTTACCAAAATATTTTGCTGGGTCTTTTAGGCATAGTAATTTATATACAATGTATGAGCAGGCTACAGTTGATGTAAAGTCTTTCCCAGATCCCTTGCCAAGTTGCAGAATAATTTCATTCTTTGTGTACTTGCTATAGTACTGACTTCCCTTTTCTTCACCCATTATGTTAACCAAGTCTTCTTTACGATAGATCTGGCTCATTGCCTCAACAATATCGTACTGGATATCAGAAAGTGGTGGCTGCCCAAGATACGCCTCTCCTTCAACAAAGGTTCTAGCGTCTACTGGGATCTCATTAAAATGATCGTCCTGTAGCGCTTCAAGAAACTCATTGAACATCGTGGACAACTGTGATCACCTCATTGTCTTTTGCAAATGCAGAAAGCCTACGCATAATTTCATCACGAACTTGCGGATACTCTGATGCAATATCCTTTAGAATGAGTACAAGAATTTCCTGACGCTTTTCAATTTCCATCATCTCTTCTGCAAGTTCTTTATTCTCAAGTAGACCAGCCTTTTGAAGCATATCGATACGCTTAGACTCAATGTCCATTACAAGTTTAATTGCTGCGGTTTTTGCACTAAGATTATTTGTCATTGATGCCTCATCAATAACTTCGTATGTACGAGATACCAACTTGCTATAGTGTGTATCTGCTGCAGCCAAAGCCTCTTTAGCACGAGCACGGATAGCATCATTAGCAGATGCCATAACTTTCCATTCATTGATAAGAGTTACAACTCTTTGTCTTGGAATAGAAAGTTGCTTTGATATTACTGTTGGGTCATTTCCCTTTAGGTATTCTTCTACAACCTGATTTACCTGATCAAGATGCTTTACTAAATCTTCTTCAGTTGACATACTTACCCTCTAGTCTATTAATTTCATCTTTAATATAAAAGATTGCTTTTTCTAGATCCTGAATAGTTTTTTCTTCATCCTTAAGTCCTGCTCTCCAAAGATACTTAAATGCATTTCCAATATTAAAATTACGATGACGAGTAATTTCTATACACTCAATGCCTGAAGGATCAGAGGTGTAGTGTAGTGGATTGTTTACTTGGTCAACTGTGATGTTTAGGCTTTCACTCATCATCATCCTCCATTTCAAAAGTATCTGGCATTCCTTTTAGAGTTAGCGTTGCATAGGATATACCAACTGCTGCAACAAGTGACAGTATGAATAAAAAATATTTAATCTTTTTCATCGCTTTGATTTCCTTAATCCAAATTTAGCAAGGTAAACATAGATAGTTTCCAAGGAACATCCACACTCCTTCGCAATCTCTTCTGGTGTTTTTTTATCCATAAGGTATCTCTTACGCATAAAAGTTTCACTTGTATATAGTTTAGCAGCCATAATGCTAGTTGTCAACTCCAATTGCTTTTCCCCAATTCTTTAGTGCCCAATGACCAATACCACAAGCGTCTGCCACATCGTTATCTGTAATAGATCTATCATAGATAGTGTTGATAAATTTAATTGTTCTTTCCTTACGAAGGTTTCTTTCATAAGATTTATACCAAGATACTGACTTGCCTGGGTTCTGTGAACGTATGTATAGTTGTTCATCTTTTGATATTTTTTTATTACCAATATAGTTTTGCCATGTTATTGGAGATACCTTACCTATAACTTTTGTGCCTGACTGTCCTGCTGAGCCAAGTATCGCTCCTTGAACTAGAGCAAGGTCTGCAGCAGTTTTAGGACTATTCATAAACACTGTGTGCTCAATAACTATTGCTTCAAACCCACCATAAATATCAAAAAAGGCTTTTACTTTTTTACCAGCATCCATTACCTTTTCGTAGACATCTTTTCCTTCAAAGTTAATCTTTCCAACAGAATCAAGATCTTCGCCAGAAAATAATGCAAAAGCAAGGCTATTGGTACTAGCGTCAATAGCACAAATTTTATGTGGCTTTAGTTCTAGACCCCACTTATTTTTTACCATTTATCCTACCCTTTATATCTTTCATTGCTTTTGTAACTGCGTCTGGATTAATAGCGCATGAAGAACAAACTGCGTCATCATTGTATATGGAGAGAGGAGAAGAACAAGACTTGCAGAGCCTTGTCTTCCCCCTTCTCTTTTGTCTTTTTGAATGCAAATATCTTTCAGCAATTTTTTCTTTTGTTGCTAAGTCTCTACACTCTGCAGAGCAGTATATTTGATAAGATACTGACTGCGTAAAACTTTTATCACAATATTTACAATTCTTCACCGAGAATCTCCAGAGGCGCTATTTTTAGTACGCCTGTACCTGCAGACTCACATGCTTTTTTAATTGGGCATGACTTGCATATCTTGGAGTTTGATCTATAGTTTTTGGTTGGCAGGGTTTTATCTTCCCACGCCTTTCGAACTGATCTCATCCAATCAAATGCCTGGTCTACCCACCGACGGTAATGATCGTTTACATCTACAGGGATCAAAAGAAGTTCATGATTATTTTTGTTTTCATAAATCATAACGCCCTTTGGTCTCTTTAAGATCTTCATATAGATAAGCAGTTGCATTAGGTGACCATTCTTAGCCTTACCTGATGCCTTTCTATACTCAAACCCTTCGTTCATCATTGTTTTAATTTCACCAATGAGTTCTTCTCCTTGCCAATCAAACATAACATCGCCGTATCCAAAGATAGGTGGATCATCATGTCTAATC